TCGGAGGTTGACAGGCCGACAGGGGATCAATAGAATTCCCGGTCTCAATTCCCCGGTAGCTCAGTCGGTAGAGCAAGTGACTGTTAATCACTGGGTCCGTGGTTCGAGTCCGCGCCGGGGAGCCAACACGCCTGACTATGAACCGTAGTACCGCTCACATCAGTGAGCGTCCCGATCAGTCGATGGGAATCGTATTCGATGCGCACGGACGCGCTCTCCACCACGATTTTCTCAATAAATTCCGCGAACAAAGCGCGGGTCTGTGCGGGATTATAGCCATTTCGCAGCGTCGCCACTAACTGTTGCGCGACCGCCTGCAAATCCTCATCCGCCACCTCCATTTGGGGCGGCGTTTCGCCGTCAATCTCTATCAGTTGCCGTTCCAGCGTTTTCATTTGCGTATTGTTCTCGCGCAGGCGTTGCGCCAAATCGCCCAGATGGGGCGCGTCGCGTCCCAATTCCTCCAGCACGTCATACAGCTTGCTATTGCGGCGTTTGAGATCCTGCCAGCGACTCTCAACCGCTTTGCGCCGTTCCGCCCGTTCGTGATGCCAGCGTCCGGCCATCTCCTGCATGTCCTGAATCGTTTGACGCAGATGGTAGGGCGTGAACAGGTCCGCGCAAACGATCTCCAGCAGCCAGTGATCCAGTGCTCGCGCGGGAATCCGACGCGGCGGACAATCGCCTTTGCGCTGGGCATTCCGACAGTTGTAATAGCTGTAGCGTTCGGAGCGCCCTTTCGCCGTTTCAATTTGCAACGATGCGCCGCACACGCCGCACCGCAATAGCCCGGTAAACAGATAGGTACTGCGCGGCGAACCGGGGTGGACGGCCTCAAGAGCCGGCTGCGTGTTGACGGCCTCGACATCCAGCAGGCGTTGCACGGTGTCCCACAAAGCCCGGTCGATGATGGGGAGGTGCGAGGGGACATTGATCCAGTTTTCCGGGGCCACGCGCCGCCGTTCGCCGTCGATCCGCACCATGCGCCCAAACACCAGTTGCCCGATCATCGCGGGGTTACGCAGCAGAGCCAAAACGCTGGTTTTGTTCCAGGGGCGCCGCCGGTTCAAATGGCCGTCCTGATTCAGCGCCATCGCCAGCGGTTTCGCCCCAACGCCCTGGGCGCGTAAGGCGAACATTCGCTGCACGATCATCGCCTCGTCCGGGAGGATGTCCAGCCGGCGCCGGCGAGGATCGTCCACGGCGGGAACGGAACGATAGCCGAACGGTGGATGTCCGCCACACCAGTAGCCGCCCTGAGCAGCTTTAATCATGGATCGGCGGGTATCGGCGGCAATCTGTTTGCTGGTGAACTCGTCGAACAGCTCCAGAATGCCCTCGGTGAGCCATCCGCCGTCGGTGTCCCGGTCAATCTCCATCCCGGCGTACACCAGCGTCACGCTGGATTGGCTCAGGCGGCGCTTGTAGAGCTGCGCATCCAGCCGATTCCGAGCAAAGCGCGAGGTGGACCAAGTAACGAAATAGGTCGGGTTGTGGGTTTCGCAGTAGAGGATGGCCTGCTGGAACGCGGGCCGGTCTCCGGATTGGCCGGACAGTCCCTCATCGCTGTAGACCCGCAACACCGTGGCATCGAGGGCGCGGGCTTTGTCTTCGCAGCGTTGCTGCTGGGATTGAATGGGGAGTTCTTCTTCGGCCTGCCGTGCAGTGGACACCCGGCAGTAGATGACGGCGGTTTTTTCGAGCATGGAGCGGTTCCCTCGTACAGATTGGAACAGCGTACCCGAAAAGCGCCCACTTGCGTTTTAGTTGACGACCGCCCGCAGAACTAAAAAGACAGGATGAAAATCTTGAGTTCGCCACTGTAGATCAGGACGCATTGATCCAAAATATCCCGGCCAAACAGCCCATCAATGCCTTGATGGGCGAGTTGAGATTCAATGACCGGAATGGCTGAAAAAATCCGACTGATCGCGGGATGAGGAATCACCAAACTGACATCGTACTGGTTGCAGGCGTGGGTTTGTCCCGCGCCGGTCGATGGGGTGTGAATAGACACGATGCCACTGGGCGACAATTGAAGTTGCTGGATGATACCGGCGTCAATGCAGGTCGAGGACGCGCCGGTATCAATTAAAAGCCGACAATCCAAGGAGGGGGGAACTGGCAAACCGGCCTGAGTCAGCGCTTCCTGGCGCGGTTTAGAGACTCCAATCCGAACGTCAATCACCGGGCCGCGCGGCGAAATGGGCAGGTTTACGCTAGGCATGGGGTCTCCAGGTCGCGCGTAAAGTAGGCAATTTGTTCCTCAGCGGAGATTCGCTTGACCAGGAACGGTTGAATGCCGCATTTGGCGTAGCCCGCTTTGATCGCATCCTCATAGGAAGTCAATACATCCAAAAGCTGTTCGCCGGCGATCAAGGCATACTTGCCTTGCTGATCCGAGAGTGTCGGCAGCAATCGCTGATAGGTTTTAAGTTCAATCGCTAGATTGGACATGAGATTCCCCTTGGTTGTGGCGTTGTGATGGTGGCTGACTTTCCAATATTAGACCGCACAAGTTGAATATCATCCATCGGCGGCACATCCCCCACTCAACCGCTTCACCAATTCCAGCACCAAACTTTGCGCCTCTTTATCCAGCCCGCGCAAGGCCCAGAGCCAGTCGCGCTCCATGTCGGGAATGACCGGTGGCGGGTTGACCAGATAGCTACCGTTATGCGCCTGGAGCGGCATGATCGGGAGCTTGGCCGACAGGTCGATATAGACGGTTGGTTCCGGCAGCAACCCCGGCTGTTCATCATCCCCTAACAACAGGCGATTGCTGCCCCAGCCCTTGCGAAGTTCGGCGACTTGCGGGTGATCCGGTGCGAAATAGAGCGGTTGGCGAGTCCGATGCAGGTAGTCCAGGCTATCGGCAAAGTCCGCCGGTAGCCCGCTATAAACCTGCACGATGGGGAAGTGCGTCGGCGGTCGGGTCACTTGCACCAGGGGCAGTTGCAGGCCGCCATCGCTGGCGAATAGGTAATAGCTAACATCCGGCCCTAGTGCCAGCCGGTCCCAGTGCGGCGGCGGCAACACTTCGTAGGGCGCACCTTCGCCCGTCAAGAGCCAGGACAGGTTGACTCGTTCGGCTTGAGCCAGACTGGCTAACGCCTCGGGGCCGGGAAGCTGTTTTCCATTAAAAACCCGGCTGATCAAGCCTCTATCCCACCCAAATCGAGACGCCCACGGGTTGGGTTTCTCGCGTCCGGTTAGCAACGCCATCCTGTCTACAAAATCATTTGCACAGATTTACAGAAACCTCTTGCAGAGTTGAAAAACTGAGCATACCATTATAGATGCTAACTTCAATACAGGAGAGTTTACCCCAGTGAAACAAAAACCGCGTCCTTGGTTTACCCTGATCCGAACCGTGCTGACTTTGGAAGAACGTAAGCGATTCAGAAAGATTGCTGAACTGGAATACCGCACAATGAGCGGGTTAGCGACGTACTTGATCCGGGAATACATCGCAAAAAAGGAGGCTGAATATGAGCAACGAACTCATCAAGTTTGAATTTGAAACATCCTCCATGACCCTCCGCGTCATCGAGATCGACGGTGAACCGTGGTTCGTGGCCAAGGATGTCGCCGAGGCGTTGGAGTATGCCTATTGGCAGCCCAATCTGATTTCCAGCGTTCCTGATGAATGGAAGGGCATTAATCCGATTAATACCCCTGGCGGAATTCAAGAGATGGTCCTGCTTTCCGAACAGGGTTTGTACTTCTTCGTTTTGCGCAGCGACAAACCCAAGGCGTTGCCTTTTCAGAAGTGGTTAGCGGGTGAAGTGTTGCCGACCTTGCGCAAGCGAGGGTTCTATGGGCTGGTGCCGCTGAACGAGCGGATGAAGCATCACGGCGTACTGTCGCGCACTGTCAAGCAGTTGGCGGGGACGCGCGACGCCATTGAGCAGGATATTTTGCTGAAACAGGTTACGGAAATTTGTGGGCTGCTGGGTATCCCCATGCCCTCGATCACCTTAGTACAGAAGCCTGCGGCGCAAATGAAATTAACCACAGGGGAGGAAATACCATCATGAGCATGATTCACCTTGAATTGGAGGTGGCCTAAGTGACGTCTTTAAAGCAGCATCCCTCTTTTTACCTCATTCGATCCAGCCTAACCCCGGAAGAAAGAAAAAGATTTCGGGAGGTTGCCAAGCAGGAATCCCGCACGATGAGCGGGTTAGCGACGTACTTGATTCGTCAACACATCAAGCAACAGGAGGTTTTATCATGAGCAACGAATTGATCCAGTTTGAATTTGAAACCTCATCCCTGACCATCCGCGTCGTCGAAATCGACGGCGAACCGTGGTTTGTGGCGAAGGATGTTGCCGAGGCGCTGGAGTATGCGCCGGGCACTATCAGCAACATCGACAAAACGATTGCCCACGTCCCAGACGAATGGAAGGGTCGGTATCCGATCCCGACCCTTGGTGGCATTCAGGAACTGTGGTGCCTTTCCGAACAAGGTTTGTACTTCTTCGTTCTACGCAGCGACAAGCCCAAGGCGTTGCCGTTTCAAAAATGGCTGGCGGGCGAGGTGCTGCCGGCCTTGCGCAAGCGGGGACACTACGGTGTTTTGAATCCAACGGAGCGATTGCGCTATCTCACGGCGCTTTCCAAGACGGCCCAGCAGTTAGAGGGCGCGAAAAATCCGCTCTCGCAAACCCTGCTGATTCAGTCGTTGGAGGAAATCTACGCAATGCTGCGGCTGAAAATGCCGGCCATTACCCTGGTGCAGCAACCGCCCCAACAGATGGAGTTAGGAGAGGCTCAATCATGAGCATGATTCATCTTGAATTTGAATTTTCCGGCGCATTGTTGCCGGTGGAAACGAACGAACAGGGAAAACAAGTCGTCCCCTTGAAGCCGATTGTTGAAATCATTGGCTTGGGATGGGATCGCCAGCTAAAAAAAGTAAAAAATACTTATTTACTTAAAGAGCTTGGTGTTTGCTTACAGACGATTTGGTACGGAGGTCAACATCGTAAAGTGGCTTGTATTCGTTTGGATCGAGTGGCTTCATTTATGAATTCCATCAATCCACGATGTGTTCGCGCACAAAATAACGAAGTAACTGCCGATTTCTTACAACAAAAACAAGCTGAATGGGGAGATACGCTCGATGCTTTTGAAAGGAGGTTTGGAGTGTTCAGTATGAAATAGAAACAGAGGGCTTTGAACCGCGCTGAATCTTGGCAGACAACACGCGGAACGAAGCCCCCCGGAGGCGCGGCTTAACGAAGCTACCTTGTGGCCTCGTTGCGTATGCTATCAAATTGCATACGCAACGCATACCGCCGCGCCCGTCACGTATCGCTGAATCGTGAGGGCAAATTCATGAATTCGTTAACAGACCCGGTGAATGACGCGGCGTTCCGCACCGTTCACGATCACGGCGGGGTGCAACTCGCCGCCCGCATGGGCCTCAAGCCCCATCTGCTGCTCAACAAAGTCAACCCGGCTCAGCACCACAACCAACTGAGCCTGGGGGAAGCGGTCAAGCTCCAGCAAGTCACGGGAGACCCGCGCATTTTATACGAAATGGCCCGCGTCTTGGGCTATCTCGTCATCCGCATTGAAAACTCGCCGACCCCCGCATCCGATGTCGAGCTGCTCACGCTCTACAGCCAGTGGAACGCCGAAACCGGCGCCATCCATCACGAAATCGCCGACGCCCTGGACGATCAACGCATCACCCAGGACGAGCAAGACGCCATTGAAGAGCGATTTTACGCCGCTGCACGTTCCGGGCTGATCTACCTGCGGCGCATGAAGGGCCTGGTGCAATGACCCATCATGACGACCCCTTTGTCGGCGGCATCCAGACCGCCGAAGACCGCAAAAAGAAAATCGCCGAACTGAACATCGCCCAAATCATCCGTGTGCTGGAACGCCCCGACCTGCAACCCAGCATTCGCCGCTACGCAGAAGAACGGCTCCAGCGACTCTCCATCGACTGGCAACCCGGAAACACCTTGGGCTGGGGAAAGCGCCATCTCAACCAGAACGCCTGCAAAAATTGCCAGTTTGTCGATCCAGAAACGGCCCGGTATTGCCAGAAATTCCGCATAAAGACGCAGCAAAAAGCGCTGTGTTCAGCGCATGTCTGGAGGGAAGGCGTATGACTCGCCATCCCGCCCCGGCCCGCTTGCAGCGTTGTGGCCTCGAATACGCCGAGACCAACCGCCTCAACACCCAAACCCTCACCCTGCCGGCGAAAACCCTGGCGGTGCTGCTCGGCGACGCCCTGCGCCCCATCCTCCAACAGATCAGCGCCCAGCGCCGGGCGCAAGGCGGCGCATCATGATGACCTACATCCTTCGCTATCGCGCCCTGTTGATCCGGCGGATTCGCCGGCCCTTACGTCGTTACTGGTATCTGGCGAGCAGTTGTGGGGAGGGCGCATGAGACACCCCAAGGAGATCCGCCGGGCAGCGATCAAGCGCCGCGCCAAGCGCGACGCGAAGTATGCCCCTTACGCCAACCCCTACGTCCCGAAGAAACTGCAAAATGCGTGGCGCGCTGAATGGCGCCGGTTAAGGGAGGACCGCGCATGACCCGACATAAATTTTGGATGCCGGAAGACGGGCAACGGATGTGGGAGGCGGCGAAACAGCGCGTCAAAGCCGCCGCCGAACCCCGGCGCTGCGATCTCTCCACCCTGAGCGATGCGGAAAAACGCACCCTCTGGGACCATCTCCGGCAACGCCATCCCGATCTGGCGGCGACGTGCCAAGACCCGCACGTTCAGGCCATCCGCAAACAGTTCGATGCACACCTCTTGATTGAGGCGGACCGACTCCCGCCGGGGTTCCGCTCATGAGCGCCATCGAAGACCTCAAGCGCCAAATCGGCGGCATTCACGACATCGCCGCCCGGCTGGGGTTGGAACGCCCTGATCAAAACGGCAACTACCGCAGTCCCCACCATTCCGACAAAAGCCCGTCGCTGCAAATCGGCGGGCGCAAATATCCCGACGGGTTCTATGACCACAGCGCCGGGGTCGGCGGCGATGCCATCGACCTGGTCAAATTCGTTCTGGGTCTGGAGACCGGCGACGCCTGCCAATGGCTGCGCGATCAGTACGGCATCGCGAAGCCGGATCGCCGAGAACCCCAGCGGGAAAAATCTCTGGCGGAACATATCGCCGACCAATCCCGGAAAAGTTCCGCGCCGGCGCTGGCCTACCTGACCGGGCGCGGGATCAGCGAAGCGGTGGCCCAGCGCGCGGTGAAAATCGGCGCGGTGGGCTACAACGACTGGACCAGTCCCAGTAAACCCGCTGGACATTTCGGCCACGGGGGGCCGGCCACCGCGTTTATCGTCCGCTCGCTGAATCCGGGGCACGTTGTGGCGGTGGATTTGCGCTATCACGACCCGGCGCTGAATGGCGGGGTGAAGAGCCAGAGTCATGGGGAGAAGGTGGGCTATCCCTGGATGCTGGACCCCAGCGCCCTCAAACGCGCAAGGATGGTGGTGATCGTGGAGAGTGCGATCAATGCCCTCAGCGCCGAAAGCGCTTTTGTCCACGGCCCCGGCCTGCCGGGCTGGACGGCGCTGGCGCTGCGCGGTACGAGCGCGGTCGAGGCCGGCGATTGGTCGTTTCTGCGCGGCAAGCGGGTGGTGATTTGTATGGATCATGACGAGCCGGATGCGCAGGGCCGTTGTCCGGGCGATGTGGCGGCTTGGAAGCTGCATGAACGGCTGGTGGCCGACAAGGTGCATTGTTATCTGGTCGATCAGGATGACTGGGGCGTCAATGATTTGAATGATTTGCTGGTGAAGGAGCAGGCGGCGGCGGTCGGCCGGGCGCTGCAACGTTTCTCGCCCTGGGCGATTCCTGGCGTACCAGGGCGCTATCAGAAGGGGCGGGTGCGGGTGTTTTTGCCGAGTGCGGAATACGGGGTCTATTTCCGCTATCGGGTCCGTGAGGCGTTCACGTCCTGGGCGGAAATCAAGGAGGATGATGAGGGAAAGGAACAAATTCAGTTACGGGATGTGGCGGGGTTTCGGATTGTGGCGATCTCGCAGGTGCGCGTCCAAAGCGCCCTGGCGACGGTGACCGGCGAACAGGATCATCAGCCGACGACGCTGTATGCGGTGACGGCGGATACGCCGTATCACCATGAGCACCTGCATCGGGTGGTGACCGACTATACGCAGATCAGCAGCCCAAAGTTCTGGAGCACGCTGGGGCCGCTGTTCCGTCCGCTGGAGTTGATGCGGTTGACGACGTTGTGGGGCTATGCGAGCAGTCTGGGACGGCGCGATGCGGTGAATTTTGTCGGGGTGTGCTATCGCGAGGGCCGACTGATCGTTAATGAGGGGCCGGATTGTTATTTCACCGACCCGCAATATCAGTGTCCGTACTGGAATTTCCGGTTTCCCTCCGGGCCGGTGCGCGATGCGGCGCGGGTGATCCGCGAGTACGCCAAAACCTTTCGCCATCATGCCGCCACCTTGGTGTTGACCTGGATTCTGGGCGCGCATCTCAAGGTGTTGCTGTCGTTTTGGCCGCACATGACGCTGCAAGCGAAAAAAGGCTCGGGCAAAACGACGCTGCTGGAGCGGCTGGCGCGCTCGACCGGCTTCCAGATGTTGTCCGCGCAGTCGATGCAAACCGAATTCCGCATTGTCACCTCGGTCGGCTGTACCTCGCATCCGGTGGGATGGGAGGAACTCTCCAGCCGCCGCCAAGAAATCATCGACAAAGCGGTCGCCCTCCTGCAAGAAACCTACAAATTCATGTCCACGCGGCGCGGGCAAAGCTTGACGGACTATCTGTTGTGCGCCCCGGTATTACTGGCTGGGGAAGATGTGCCGGTGCGCTCGCTGATCGGTAAGTTGGTGCGGGCGCAACTTCAGGAACAAGGCCCGCTGATGCCGCAGGATTTGCCGCCGTTTCCGGTGCGGCAATGGCTGGACTACCTGGTCACGCTGCAACCCCAGCGGGTGCTGGCGTTGCACGATGAAGCGATGGCGCAATGCCAGAAGCACTGTCGGTCGCCACAAAACGACGCCGGTGCGCGGCGCATGGTCGGCAACTATGCAGCGCTGGCGGTGGCCTGGCGATTGTTGCTGGATTTTGCCGGACTGCAAGAAGCGGAGTTGGGTTTTATCCCCTGCCTGATTCGCGAGATGAACAGCCATATCGCGGAAACCAGTGCCGAGCGCGAGCCGTGGGTATGGATTCTGGATCTGGTGCTGAACGAGATCGCGGCCAACGCCTACCCGTACCCGTATCGAATCGACCTGGTGAACGGGGAGGAGGCGCTGATGATTCGCACGTCGCATGTCATGCACCATTTGAGTACCAAGGCCGGGCTGCGCCCGATCTATGACGGGTTGCCGGTGAAGAGTGACCGGGTGTTTAAGCGGCAACTGAAGGATGCGGGCGTGGTACTCAGTGAGCGCGTGAATCCGGTGATTAATGGCCAGCAGGTGCATCACCTGGTGGCGTTGAGTCTGGCCAAACTGGCCGAATACGGTCTATTCCCCGAAGAACCGGCGCAGCAAAAGCGCTATTCCTGACTACCTGACGGAGATCACTATGAGCCTGCCGATTCCCCTGCCGTACCGTGACCCCAATAGCCTGATGGCCCGCGACGTTTGTCCGCATTGCAAGCGCGAGACGCACCGCTACCGGTTTATGACGCCGGATGGCCATTGGCTGGAAACCCATCATTGCCGCAAGCATGGGGATGTCGCCCCGATGCGCAGCCATATCGTCAACGGCGCCGAGTGGCCGGACTGGAGCGCGGCGTGAACGCGCTAACCCGGCCGGCCCATCCTCAAAAATCCAGTTGCGCGACCGTGACGCCCAGCGCCTGGGCGACCCGCCGCAGCGTCGATTTGCGCGGGTTGGCGGAGCTTTCCAGTTGCGCGAACGCCGATTGGCTGATGGTGAGCCGCTCGGCGACCTCGGCCTGGGTCAGCCCTAGATATTCCCGCCAGGCTTTCATCGGCGGCACCCCGTCTACGGTGGCGCTGATGACCTCGTGGGGGATCATCCTCTCGCTGTGCGTGTACCGCTTGATGAATTCGCCATACGGGATGACAGCAAAGGCCGGTTGGCCGTGGGCGTCGGTGATGATTTGGCAGTCAATAGGTATGGTCATCGCGTTTTTTCACCTCTTTGATTTCAATCAGGCGAATGACGCCATCAAACTCAAAAAACACCCGGTAACGCCCGACGCGCAACCGGTACGAGTAGCGATGGTCAGTCAGTCGCTTGACGCCTACGCAGTCGGGGAATGCCGCCAGGTCGCCCACCGCATCCCGAATCGTGACTTGATGGGTAGCAGGCTGTTTGCGCAGCTGCCGAGCGGCTTTGGGCGTCCAGTGAATGGTGTTCATCGGGTTTATTATAAGATTGCTATTGGTTTTATCAAGATTATGATTAGATTAAATCCCCTTGCCCTTCCCGCCAGCCCGGCGTATCCTTCCCTTGCCCCTGCAAAATCAGGGGTGGGCGTGAGAACCCAATGTCTAAGAGGCGCATCAGCGCCACCCTTGCAGGCGCTATTTTTATGCCTGCAATCCGTCTATGGCGAGCGGTGCGGGGCAACCGAAAGGTTGGCCGGTGTCCTCTTAGGCCGGTTTCTCACCCCCGTATCGTTCGCCACCATCGCCGTGAGAAACGATTTGGCGAACTCCAGTCTTTTCATAAGAGGAGTTTGCATCATGTCTGATCAAGAAATTCTCCTTACGCCACAAGGCGTCCTCTGTCTTCTCGCCTCCACTGCGCACAACGAGTTTCAAAAAACGCCGCGGCGGAAAGCGAAGGCTCACATTGATTACGCCATTTCCTTAGCCAAGCAACATGGCTATCCCAAGGCGGAACACCTACGGCAACTATTCAAACAGCCCAACGTTGATTTGATCGTTGCGGAAATTGATGAGTTGGCTCAGTACGTCGATGTATTCGAGGTCTTTGAGCATTTTGGTATCCGTATGGTCCAGGTTGAGGGTAATCGCCATGAATAATCTCATCCCCTTTTCGTTTGAGTCCCACGAAATCCGCGTTGTGATGCAAGACGGCGATCCGTGGTGGATTGCGATGGATGTCGCCAGCGTTTTGGATTATTCCGATACCGAAGCGATGACCCGCCGTTTGGATGATGACGAAGTTCGAAACCTACAAATCGTCGGTTTCGGGCATGGTGGCCGAGGCGTTACCGTCATCAACGAATCGGGTTTGTATTCCGCGATTTTGGGAAGCCGCAAACCGGAAGCCAAAAAATTCAAGAAGTGGAATACCTCCGAAGTCCTTCCCACGATCCGCAAAACCGGCGGCTATAGCCTGCCTGGCGCTGGCCCAAGGCTGGAATCGCGCCCGGAATACGCACAACTCCATGCTTTGCTAAAGGATATTGACCGGACGCGCTGTCCGTTCGCCCGTCAGGCGTTGGTCAAGCTCTCCCAGCCGTTGTTCGAGGCGCTCGGCATTCCTATGCCCAGCGTTGAGCTGGCCGAGCGCCCGGCCAAGGCCACCGCAAGCCTGAATCATGACCCCGACTGGCGGCGTATCTTATTGACGATCCTGCAAGAAATCGAGAAGGGGCGCTATGTGTACCCCTACACCCATCGTCATATTGACGGCGTGGACTGCCTGGTGCTGCGCACGTCCCACATCATGGAGTATCTGAGCCAGAGCCAACATTTGGCGGCGTTCTGGAAGTCGCTGTGGCTGCATAGCGACCGGGTTTTGAAGCGGCAGTTGATCAAGGCCGGCGTGATCGTGCGGCTGCGGCACAACCCGTCGATCAATCATTTTCAATTCCATCATGCCGTAGCCATTGATCTTCAGAAGCTGCGCAACCAAACTCAGAAAATATAAGGAATTATGCCATGACGACCGATTTGATTTCCGTTGTTCCCGCCGTTGTTGGCGACCAGACCGTCCAGACCGTGGATGGCCGCGATCTGCACGCTTTCCTCGAAGTCAAAACCCAGTTCAAAGATTGGATCGTGCGCCGTATCGAAGAATACGGTTTCGAGGAGGACAAGGACTTTTCGCCATTTTTGAGCGAAACCTCCGATAGGGGGTTTAGCTCATTTTTGAGCGAAACCTCCGAGGGGTGGGTTACTCAAAATTCAGTAAAATCCCAAGGGGGACGGCCTGCCAAGGAATACACCCTCACCCTCGACATGGCGAAAGAGTTGGCGATGGTCGAGCGCACAGATAAAGGCCGAGAAGTACGGCGCTACTTCATCGAATGCGAGCGGATGGCGAAGGAATCGCTGAAAAACATCCCATGGCCCAAGCCGCTGTCTGCAATGGAATCGGATAGAAAGCTGGCGCCGTACAAAATGCAGTTTGAAGAGTTTCCGCTGCATGTCTATGTCACCATTGGCAATATTCCTTGGTTTTGTGCGCCGGACATTGCGCGCATTCTGGATTTTAATAGCTGGCGCTCGATGCGCACCGAGGTCGGCTGGTGCGACGAGATCCAGTTGGAAATCCGCACGGCCAGCGGGATCAAGCGTCGCCACTTCATCGATCTAGCGACGGTGCAGCGGGCCATTCAACAGCAACGCATTGAATTTCGGACGCAACGCTTTGAAGATTGGTTGCTGGATGCGGCGATGCCGGTGCTTCAACGCATTAATACCTCGGCGCATGAACCGCTGAAAAAGGCGATACGGGAGTTGCTGCAAAGCCCAGAGGGCGGAGTGATTCGCCGCCAAATCGCACACGAATGTGTGCGGCTGGGCTTGCTGGATTAGGAGGCTTGCCATGTCGCCCAATCCGGTTATGTCTAAATTTTCCAGTGTGTTATGCACTCAACCCGTGGAAGCCGCGACCTTAGCCAGCGGACTCCATAGCCATCTGAAAGCCTTTGCAGAGCTGGCCCAGGGCCATCAGTTATCCGACAGCGACTGGTATTTCCTCTTGCAATCCGCAGCGGATCAGGCCGGGTTGCTGGTCGCCATGATGGACCATGGCGCAGCCGAGTCGATCTACGAGTTGCGTAGTAAGCCCTAACCCATAAGGCATCCCTCTAGCCCGCCCTGCGCGGGCTTTTTGATGGGGACGCCTTAGACATAGCGCAGATCACCCGCGCACCCGAACCCACATATTGCCAATGAACGGCATGTTGACCGGATTTTAGCGCCTAAGTGATTGATGCTGGAAAGGAACCACTTTGCAGGTTGACACAAAAAAAATGCGGGTCGGGGCGTTTTCCATGCGGGTTCATTTTTCCTGTTAGGGAGTCCTTATTATTTATTTTTTTGATTTAAAAAGAGAAAGAGTAATAAAGACGAAACGGCGGCGAAATGCGGGTCGGGGCGTTTTCCATGCGGGTTGCTGTTTGTGGTTTGAATAATACACGCTAGTCATGCGGGTTGAAATCGCCGACTCGCATAGACTCGCATGGTAAAAAAAATTGCTGGAACAGCAGGTTGCCGCTATATATTGGCGGAAATGCGGGTAAGCGACTTGCGCTGCCCCTACCCTACGGAGGAACGGAGGAGCTGATGAGCGATGAAATACTGTTGCTGGATCGATGGTGCGAGATGAAGCGCCATAACCAAGGGCGGTCGGAATACACCGTCTATGCCTATCGACTGTATCTGTTGCGCTTGCGGGCGTACCTACAGGGGAAAGGAATGGATTGGCTATCAGCCGATGCGGCGACGATTGAATATTTCGCCGGTCCGTTTCTGCACGAACAGAAAATGCGCCCCATCAGTCGCTGTGTGCCGATTGCGGCGATCCGTGGGTTTTATACCTGGCTGACGCAGAAAAAATTGATTGACGACAATCCCGCACAGTGTCTGAGCCAACCCAAAGCCGGGCGTCGGCTGCCGCGCCCCATGCAGTTTTCGAACGCCGAAAAATTGCTCCTGGCTCCTGGTCTGGGGACTTTCATGGCCTGTCGTGACACCGCCATCATTGCGGTATTGATCGGCAGTGGTTGCCGGGTATCCGGGCTGACGCGCCTCAACGAACGCGATTTAATCTGGACGCAAAACGCGGCAGGGACGGAACGCTTGGTGATCCGGTTGACCGAGAAAGGCAAACAGGAACGCATGGTGCCGATTCCCATGGAAGCGTCGCTGTTGGTCCGCGCCTATCTGGGACATCCTGAATTGCAAACGATTGATCGAACCCTGCCGAATGGGGATCAGGTCCTTTTCGTATCGCTCTTCAATCGACGGGTCCCCCCGCATGAATACCACGGAGAACAGCGTCGATTAACAGCGTGGTCGATTCACGACCTGATCCGTCGCTATGGGTTACGCTGTGGTCTCCCTGTGGATGAGTGCCATCCTCATGCCTTACGCCATCTGTATGGCACGGAATTAGCTGAGCATGATGTAGATCTCTTGCAGCGTCAGGCCCTTTTAGGCCACGTCCGACCCGAGACCACCGAAGTCTATACTCGTCTGGCCATGCGCAAGCTGACAGCGGTTGTGGAGCGATCCAATCCCATGGTCAGGATGAAGAGCAATCCGGCTCATGCGTTGGCAGAGCGGTTGCGAGGCCGAGGCTAAGTGTCTTTGTTTGCGTATGACGCATCTAATGCCTGTTCTTTAAGACAAACCCACTTTCTCCATATAGTGCTATTGGGCTTCGAGAGTTAATTTTGAACTGGGGTGATAGGTGTAACAATCGCGAGCAGTTAATTTAGGCTCATATAACGCAATTCTTCCTGAAAATTCGCTCCTGATAATTGCAGTAATCTTGAATTTTTCTTAATTTTGTTGCGATGTTGCAACGAACTTTAGGGAAGGGTGGGGGGTTGGTAAAGCCAAACCATATTGGGATGGAGGGAGGTGAGTACCTGAATATCTGCACAAAAATAAAAATTTTAGGATGAAATCCACGCTTGACCTGCCGGGAAATTGAGATTAGTTTTATATTTAGTCACAAGGCCGCTTCATACGCCGACTAGGCTCACCTCCTTTCCAAGTGAGCCGGTCGGCGTTTTGCGTTTATGGAGGAATAGCATTGAAATCTCGCGGAATTCGAAACCACAACCCCGGCAATATCGAGCGGAATGAGAATGTCCGCTGGCAGGGCCAATCTACTGATCAATCTGGTGATCCTCGATTTGTCGTCTTTGACGCGCCCAAATGGGGGATTCGCGCCATCGCTCGGGTCCTGATTACCTATCAGGATCATCGACAAGCGCGGGATGGATCAGCAATTGATACGCTACGAGACATCATCAATCGCTGGGCGCCGCCCAATGAAAACAATACCCAGGCCTATCTCAACCACGTTGTGAAGCTGACCTTGCTGGGGGTTGACGAAACTATTGATGTGTATGACTACGCGACCATGCGCGCCTTGGTCATTGCCATCATCACTCACGAGAACGGCTGTCAACCCTACGATGACGTTACGATTGACGCCGGCATTCGACTGGCGGGGATCGAACCCCCGCGCAAATCGCTGGCGAAACGCCCGGATGTGATGGCCACAGCCGGCGCCGGATTAGCGACCGTCGCGGGGACGGCGGTAGAAGTACTGCAATCCCAGTTACCTCAAGCTGTGCAAACCGCGCAAGCCATAGAACCGGTTGCGCCCGGCTGGGGCCGACCGCTCTTATTGCTCTTGATCCTCGGGTTGCTGATCGCCGCGCTGATTTGGCGCATTCACGATGATCGGATAACGTCTTGAACGATCTACTTTTGCTGTTTGCCTGGGCGATGACCAGCATTTCGACGTTGATCTTTTTCTTGATCGCTAAGCAATCGAAAAAACGGGTGGCTGACGCAGAAGACCGTGCGCAAGCGCAATTACATGTCTTGGTGCAGAGGGAAATCGCCCGACAACGGGCGCGTCAAGCCGGACGCATGGAACTAGCAAAAATGCACCATTTTATGGACATCTCCCAACATCACTTTGTTGATCATTCCCATGAATGAGGACAGCTCTCGATTGCTCCGGCTAGAAATGACCGTGCAGCAGCACGCTGAGTTATTGCAGCGCGCCGTACTGGCCATGGAAGCGCAAACCATGATCAACGAACGGATGGCTAATCATATGGACGATACCAAACGAGTTTGGCTGACGCTGGAAAATCATGGTAAGGAATTGACATCAATTCAAATTGAACAGGTGAAAACCTGCGAGTTTTGTACCACTGTGCGCAAGACAGGCTGGGCCATCACCATCTTCCTCAGCGGCGGATTGGCGTATCTCATCCATTTTTGGGCGAATCGACATGGCAGCTCGTAGTATGGATTCAATTTGTGGACCTCGACAGGGCTTAACGAGAGCGAACGGATGCTCTCGTTCTTTTTCCCTGGCGGAATCCGGTCCGAAGGCGGCTCGCCGCCTGATCAGTGACGCGCTCAGCGCGATACAACTGACCGAACCAGGCCGGCGATCCGTCACCATCACCCGGTCCGGGACGTTCCATGACCCGCGCTACGGCGCCTTTGAGATTACGCCCGCCTTGCTGGCGGACATGGTGCGCAACTTTGAGGCCCGCACCTACGGTCAGGACATCCACATCGACGTAGCCCACCGCCCGGAAGACGGCGCTGCTGGGAAAATTCTGGGCCTGTGGGTCGAGGGCGACCGCCTCAAGGCCCAAGTGGATTGGACGCCCTACGGACGCGCTGCGATCACCGAGCGAGGGTACCAATACCTGTCAGCGGAATACGCCGAAAATTGGCTGGATAATGAGCGCCGGCAAGCCCATGGCGCAGTGCTGCTCGGCGCTGCCCTGACCATTCGCCCCGTCATCAAACGTCTCGATCCCATTCAACTCTCCGAACCGACCGGCCTGCATCAGGCGCTGGCGGAACAATTAACCCAGGAGGTGCGAGCCACTATGAACAAACATCTGAAAGAACTGCTCAAGCGGTTGGGCGAATTCAAGCTATCGGATCCGTTGATCGGGCAACTGGGCGACGCCTTCACAGCAGCCAGTAAAACCCTGGGCGAAGATGACGCGGCGTTAACCGAACTGGTCAACAAAATGGCCGAGACCGGGAAAATCATCGCCGCGACGCTGGGCGATCAACCGGCGACGATTCAATTGACTGTGCAGCCGCAGGCCACGCTGGAGAAGATCGCCGAAGTGAAAGGACTCTCAGAAGAGGATGTGAAGCGTATCCTCGCTGAACAGCAGGCCGTGCAGACGCAGGCCACAAAGCAATTAACGGAAACCCTGAGCGCGCTCCAGGGCGAATTCCGCACGGCGTTGGAAAAAGCGGAAGGGCTGAAACGCCTGAGCGACGAACAGCGGAAAATCCTGTTGTCCGCTGAATCGCTGATTCAGCCGATCTGGACGAAAGAGCAAGCGCAGGCGTTGGCGGCGAATCAAATCACCCTGGGCGATCAGATGGTGGTCAGTCAGCAGCTCCAGACGCTGGGCTGGCAAGGGCTCGGCTCGACGCGCCTCCAACTGGGCGCGGATTACGCCCCGCAACGCTTGCAGGAAACGATTGATAAACGGTTGCAAGAGTCGCTGCCCTACAGCAACGGACGGCTGCGTCTGCTCACCGAAGAGAAGCTGAAACCGGGCGTCAAACGGATTCTGGCGATGTTCGACCAGTATTATGCGCCGCAACTGGACGCCGAAGCGCGGCGTTTGGCGGATGGCGGCGCGACGACCATCAGCAGCATCAGCGTGCCGGCAGGGTTCCAGCGCACCGTGATTCGAGAGGCGCTGTCTGATCTGGCGATCCTCGACCTGGTGCAGATGCTCACAGACCCAACAGCGCAGGCCACGACGCAAATTCCCTACGAAACCCGCTTGCCGGGAACCATCCTCAACGATGGCATTGTGTACGAAGGGGCAGAAATCCCTCGCGCCAGCATCGAACAGCGGATGGATACCGCTTACATCAACGCCATGAAGTTGAGCCTGAAGATCAGCAATGAAGTGATGCATTTCAGTATGGTGTCGCTGATCGACTGGGACGCTTACGGGCGCAATGTCGAGAGTAACAGCCGACTGATGCGCGAGCTGATCTGTCGGCGGATTGCCAATGAACTCCAACGGTCTGCGGACGCCTATGCCGCCGTCGCCGTGACCGGAGAAAGTCTGACCACTTTGTTGAACGGCACGAAATCGCTCATCAAAACGGCCCATTTCCCGATTGTGCGGCCCAAACAGACCCGTGATTTGCAAGGCAATACGGTGGGTTCCGCGCAGAATCCGATTGCGATCTCCATCAACGGCACGGCGATCAGCGAATGGAACGGATCGGGAACGCAAAGCGCCGGGACCTATTGGAAGGTCGAGAACTACAATCTCGGCTATGTCCGGCTGGTCGATGAAAGCGGCGCGGCGGTGACGCCCACTTACACCTCTGGGACCACCACCATCGGCTACAGCTACGCCAGCAATGTCGCCAAATTCGATCTGAAGCTACCGGCCAGTACGGCGCTGGAGGATCATCTGAATGGCGCGCTGCGGGCGGTCGGCGAACGGCAGGCGTTACTCAACGCCAGTCGCTTCATTCTCGCCGATTTCTTGCTGATGTCGCCGGTGCTGAACAACACGCTGACCAATGCCCGGCAATTTGCCGCCGAGGCGATGCGCGCCGGTTCCTCGCTGTCTGGGATCGGCGATCTGGCAGCGGTCAAGGGCATCCCGGCCTACGGCACCAATGCCCCAGGCATTGACCTTGGCCCGGAACGCATTCTGCTAGGTCAACGAGGCACGTTGAGTTATGTCGTCAGCAAACCGTTCATGACCGGGCAACCGTTTGAGGCGGTGGGCAGTAACGGCCTGCCGACCGGGCAGCGCGTCGCCTATGGCGAGGAATACAACGCCATTCACGTTCCCAACGTGATCCGCAATCGCCTGACCAGCATCATCGTCCATGACTCCGACGCCCGCACGGCTGCCACGTAATCGAGCACCGTCATGTTGAATTTCGCTGAGCTGATCGCCGATCACAAAGCGCAACTGGGCAAAGCGGTTGAGCGGTTTCGCGCAAACGATGACGCCGATTTCGCCCGACACTTGCGGCTGGCGGCAGGCTGGATCGATGGGCGCTGGCCGCGCCTCCTCTACGGCGAGTTGGCCCTGGTGGCGATGGTCAACGAATACCCCGCTCCGCCCGGCTGCTTAATGCTCTATGGGCATTCGTGGGGGTTCCACAGCCCGCAGACCCCCTGGAATGAATGCGGGCCGGGATTCCCGCCGTTGTTGGAGCGCACCATCGACGAGATGGGCGTCAAGCTGTTGCTGTGTCCGCCGCCCACCGCCGGACAAATCGCGGCCTGGGGCCACACGCTACGCTATCGATACCGAGTGGCGCATGAGATCACAGCCGAGGTCATCACCGTTGATGACGGCCAGCGCGGCGCAGTCTTGTTAGCGGCGTTGATCGAAGCCCTGCGCGATCTGGCGGCGGAAACGACTGTCGTACAACTGCATAAGGGGCTGTCGGGCCTGCCTACAGCGGGGACGCCGGCGTATCTCTACGAAACCCTGATTCGGGAGTGGGAGCGCCGCTGATGATCACCCTGCGCTTCACCGGCGACGGAGTACCGCGTCTGCAACAGATGCCGGAGGCTTTACGCTGGGCGCTGGAACGGGCGGTGTCTCGGACCGCCCAGGAGGGCGCGGTATTCATGAAGCAGGAACTGGCCCGGCAACGCATCGCCGCCACCTCCCTGCTGATCAACAGCGTCGCCGCCGAGGCCGTCGAGCCGTTGACCTGGCGCTTCGGCCCGCATGTCGAGCACGGCTGGTGGGTCTATAAAGGGCGGCGACCGGGTGGCCCCATGCCGCCAATTGCGGCGATCCGTGATTGGGTCCGCACCAAACATCTGGGCGATGAACGGATCGCTTGGGCGATTGCCCGGAAAATTCAGCAACGCGGCATTCCCGCCCGCGATTATGTGACCCCGACCGTCGCTTTCGCCGACCAGCGTTTGCAAACCCACGCGCTCGCGGCGGTGCAGGCCGCAACTGGAGGCGGGTAAATGTGGGCCACGCTGATCCAGATGGTGACCAGCGCCTTGCAGGCCGGATTGCCGGGCGTGTTGGTGACGCCTTACGCCGATAGCCCGATACCCGATGTCGATACCGTGCGCGTGCTGCGCGGCAGTTCGCCTGCCCGCCCGCTATTTGCCCAGCAATCCGGCAGCGAAACCCTCGCCCTGGAATGCTGGACGCGCCATGCCGACGCGGCCACCGCGAACCAGCAACTGGAAACGCTGGAAAACAACGTGATTGCGGTTTTACGCACGTTGCCGCGCATCGATCCCATCCTCAACCTGAGCATCACCGGCATCGACCCGGACGGCGAGTTGTTTCGCCCGAATCTGGGTTCTCGAATCAATCTCACCATCACCTGGCGCAGTCTGCGCCAATAGGAGCGTTCCATGTCTACCGTAGCCGCACGGGCCGCGCATCATTTGACCGGTATGTTTTTTGAGGGCGACGTACTCATCCGCGCCCGCGATATTAACGGCGCCTGGGGGAAACGGATTGGCCCGGTTTCGCCGGTGAAACTGGCGATTAACCCCGGTTCCGCCAGCACGATCAGCCGCAAATTGCGCTTGCGCGGGCAATGGGGACAGGTCGCCGATACCGTGGCGAACGAATCCGCCGAACCGACCTTGCAATTTGAAACCGATGATGCCGGGCAAGAATTGATCCTGTTGGCGATGCGGGCGACCTCGGAGGCGATCAGCGAGGCCGGCGGCACGGCGACCGATGAGGTCACTGCGGTTCCGGCGAAAGGGACCTGGTTGCAGTTGCCGGATCGGAATATTGCCGTCACGGGATTTGCTGGGAAACACGCCAATGATTCGGCGCTGACGGAGGGAACGGACTATGTGTTGCAAGATATTTGGCTGCAATACGGCCTGATTTTTATCCCGGAAACCAGCACGATCAGCGTCGCCGAAGCCTGTAAATGGACGTACACGCATGGCGCGGTGTCCGGCTCGCGCATCACCGGGAACCGGATGGCGCAGGTCAACCTGAACATCGAGTTGTTTGGGGTCAATCGCACCGACAATTCCAAGGTGCATCTGGTGGTGCATGAGTCGGTGGTTAGCGAGGGCGCGGATTTGGATTTCGCCGCCACCGACTTCTTTAAGCCGAATTTCAGCGGAACGCTCATCACGCCATCCGGCCAGGCCGGGCCGTATTACATCGAGCCGTTGACCTTGGCTTGATGCGATGCCCAGCTTGGGGAGCCTGACCCTGCCGGATGATCCGGTTTGGGTCAATGAGTTTGATTGGACGCCGGTGGAGCAGAGTCGCGAGTATTCGCTGACCGGCGCGCCGATTGTGCAAGTGAGCGTCAAGCAGGCCGGGCGTCCGATCCATTTGGATTGCCATTGGTTGGACCGCGCCGAGGTGACGACCATAGAGGCATTGGCGGATACGCCGGGAGTCGAATATGTGCTGACGATTTCCCAGGGGGCGTTCAACGTCGTGTTTGATCGGCCCCCGTATGAAATAGCGCCGTTGCGCCCGGTTTCTGATCCCGATGCAGCAGAACGCTATGCCGTCATTCTGCATTTGCTAACGATTTAATAATGGAGGAGCTTCTTGATCATGATGATCCACACGTTGAATGTCTTTTATCCCCACACGAAGGAAATCCTGATGAAACTATCTGAACTGTCTTCCGCCGTGGTCGCTGTCTCGGCGCAACTGACCAAAGTCCGGGGTGAAATTCTCGGCAAGATCACGGCTCTGGAAGATGCCCTGGCGGATGTGGATTTGCCGGAAGACGCCATGAATGCGCTGCTGGCCCTGCGTGGCGAGACGCAAAGCCTCGATGACATCGTGCCCGACTCGATCCCTGATTCAGGTCCCCCGGTTGTGCCTGAGTAAGTCGTTGTAGGTCGGGCACAGGACGTGCCCGACACTCATCCTGTCGGGCAACGCTGCGCTTTTGCCCGACCTACCTACTCATGACGGTGTAACGATGGCCGATGCGCGCACAGTCCCCCTGCAACTCCTCATCACCGCGAATGACGCGGCCAGCCCGGAACTCCAGCGCCTGACCGACGCGCTGGATGATCTGGGCATCGAAACCCGGATCATCGCCGATGGCATGGCCGATTCTGAGCGCAAGGCGGTTGCGGCGTTTGGCGCGATAGCCGATTCGGCCCACAGCACCAGCGAGATGATCGAGCAGGGACTGGTGGCGGCCCTGGCACGGATCGAGTCGCCGCAAGGCGTGACGGATCTGCAACGCGAATTGCAGCGCCTGCAACAGTCCGGGCGCTTGTCGGGCGAGGAATTGGAGCGACTCGCTGACGCGCAACATCAACTGGATCGTTTGGCGGATGCCGCCGGGCGTTCCGAAGCCGCGCTGAGCCAAGAGCTGCAACGGCAACGGATCGCCGCGCAAGACGCCGCCGATGCGGCGGATGGATTGGGCGATGCATCCGGGCGCTCCACAAAAGCCTTTGTCGATCATCGAAAAGCTTCCGGCGCGCTGGGCGATGCGCTGTCTAACGTCGCCGATCAATTCGGCTTGAGCGGTGAAGCGTTTGACGGCCTAACCGGTCAACTGGCGAAAGGCGCGGCGATTGCGCTGGTCGCCAAACAGTTTATGGATGCCAATAACGCCGCCGATCAGCTCGCCAAGCAGTTCCGGGCCATGACCGGCGACGCGACGACGGCGGCGACTGAAATCGAGTTTCTGAAGGACGTAGCGAATCGCTGGGGCGTGGCGGTGGATGCCCTTGCGCCGGCCTATTTACGCTTGGCGGCAGCGACGAAAGGCACGACAGCGGAAGGCGAAGCCACCCGGGAGATGATCGACGACCTGACGGCGGCGTACATGAACGCCGGGGCCGGGGTTGAAGACATCGAAGAGGCCATGGAAATCCTCGGCGAAACGTTCGCCGATGGCCGGGTCAGCGTCGATGACCTGAAAGAAGGGATGCAAGAGGATATGCCCCCGGCGATTCAAGCGGCAACCACCGCGATTCTGGAGAATAACGACGCACTGAAAAAAATGCTGGAATCCGGCGACGCAGCCACCGAGGATTTCATGCCCGCGTTCGCATCCGCCTTGCGTGAACACATTGGGGGATCAACGACACAGATCGATTCCGTCAGCGCCTCATTTACGCGAACTACAGCGGCGCTCAATGAATTGATGGTGAAAATCGACTCGGTTGTACCGCTGATGGCGGTCTTCACCGGAGCGACCCAGGGCGTGATCAAAACGTTTGAGACGTTGATTGGCGGTGCGTCGATGCTGGTCGATGGCTTTGCGCTGGTCGGAAACGCCGTCGGTGCGGCAGCCGGTGCGCTCGCTATGGGCGAGGACGTAATGGCGGCGGTGGGCGAAGAGGCGGAACGTTCCGGGGCGTCCATCGAGAAAACCGCTCTGCATTTGATTGGGTTGAAGACCGCGACTGAAGAAGCGACGATTCGTCAAGAGCAGATGAAAAAGGAATTGCAGGCGCTGCGGGAAGAGACGGACCCGTATGGCGCAGCGCTGGAGGCGCTGAAAAAGAAACTCGAAGACGCGGCGGCGGAATTTGCGAAAACCGGCGATGTGGTCAAGCTCACGCAGGCGGCGCTGGCCGATTTTATGGCCGCTCCGCAGCAGAACCTCAATGTCGATGGCGTACTGAAACTGGCAGCGGCGCTCAAGGCGGTCGGAAATGAGGCGGAAGACAGCGGACGCCAAGTCAGCGAGGGTCTTGGACAGGAACTCAGCAAGCTGTCCAGTCAGCAACTGGCCGAATTGGAACGTCAGGCCCGGTCGGCCCTGGCGGCAGCCAGCACCGGCAGCGAAACCAGCCGCGCCGCATTCGCCGAATTGGGTCAGGTGGTGGAGGGCGCGGTATTGGCCCGGCTGCAACGGCTAGGCGTCGATGGCCCGGAAGCGTTGCGCGGGATTTCTGCTGAGGCGAACGACGCAATCGATGATTTTATGGCGCTTGCCAACAACGCTGACCTGAGTGCTGAGACGATTGAGGACGCTTTTGCTGGCGCTTTGGCAAAGCTGGATAACCCAGAAGAGCTGGAGACCTTCCGGGTCAATATTGAGGAATTGGGCGAAGCGGGGGTACTGACTGGGGAACAGGTCGATCAGGCCATGTTGCGAATCCAGCAGCGGATGCAAGAAGTGGCTTCCGACCCGGCCTTTGCGGCGCTGAGTCAAGCCATGGCGGCCATTCGGGAAGAGACTGAAAAGGGCATTGAAGCCGGCAATCGGGAACGCGAATCGCTGCAAGGGCGAATCCAGAGCGCCATTGAACTGGCGAAGGCGCGAGGGGATGAAGCGGAAGCGGCCCGCATGTCCGCCGTCGCCACGAAGGAAGTGGTTGATCAATCGAACCTGCGTATTCAGCAGCTTCAGCGGCAACAGACGGAAATCGACGCGCATATTCAGCGGGTCTATGCGCAGGCGCAAGCCGACGGCGTGTATACCGACGAAGAGCGCAAAGTCATCGCGGTGCTGCAAGACAAGTCCATTGCCATCGGCCATGAAATCCAGCAAATCGAAGCCAAGCTGCCGCTGCAACAGCGCGAAGCGGAAGAAGCGGAACGCGCCGCTGGTCCCATCGGTCAACTGATCCGGCTGTACCAACAAAAGGTCGAGGCCGCGCAACGCGAAACGGCGGCGATTGAACGCAGTTATGCCGGCAAGCAGCGCGATCTGGATATAGAAATCGCCCAAGCCGAGGCCAAGGGCAATATCGTCCAGGTGCAGGAACTCAAGATCGAAAAAGCCCAGGCCGAAGCGGACCTGGCCCAGGCGGTGGCTGATGCCAAGGGCGTGGAGTTGCAAGCCGAAATCGACCTGATCGAAGCGAAGAAACTGGCGCTGCTGGCCGAAGGCGAACTGAACGAAGCGACGCAGAAAAAACTGGCGCAAATGGATGAGCAGATCGCCAAGTTAAAGGATTTGCAGGACGCCGAACAAGATAAAGCCGCCAGCGCCCAAGCGGCTGCGGATCAAGAAGTGGCTGCCGCCCAGGCGGCGGCTAAAGCCCTGAAAGCCGAGGCGGAGGCCGCCGCCGACGCCGAGCGGGAAACCCGGCGCACCGCCAGCGCGGTGGGGTTCGCCGCCCAGAACTTTGACCAACTGACCGAGGCAGGCAAAAAAGCCTGGGACGTTTTCCGACAAACCGAACTTTTCGGCCAGGCCGCCGATGCGGTCAGTCAGTTGACGAAAAATTTCGATGACTTGCTCGCTGCCGAGATTGAGACGGCGGCGCGCGTCGATGATCTGGCCGAGGCTTATGCGCGCGGCGGCGCGACGGGCGAAGCGGCGTTGCGCCAATTGCAATCGTTGGGAGAGGGCGGAGCCGATGCCATCGAGGGCTTGACCCAGGCGGGCGAAGCGGCGCGGCAAAAAATTGAACAGATCAAAGCCGCCGCCCTGGACGCCGAAACCGCGCTCGCGGCCATGGCGCAGGATTTCGCGCGCCAGATTTTGCAAATCCAGGGTGATCAACGGGCGCTGCTCAATCTGGAGCAGCAGGACCGGTTGGCGCAACTGGACGAACTCTATGCCCGATCCGGGCAACTGGGCGCGGAAGAGTATCAACGCGCCAAAGCCCAAGCGGCAGCACTGCATCAGCTCAAATTGGCGCAACTGGAAAAAGAAGACCAGAGCGACCGGGCCATCACGCGCCTCGACGCCCTGACCGACGCCGCGAATCGCGCCGGGTCCGCCCTGCGCACGGTGTCCGGCCTCTCTCTTGAGCCGCTCACCGCCCAAGCCGACCGCCTCGCGCAATCCTTCACCCGCCTGGACGAGGTGCTCTGATGTCCGTCGTGAATAAACTCAAAGAACTGTCCACCCTCACCCTGCCCGCACCGCCCCCCGCGCCCGCCGAACGCTCGACCGCGCCGCAGGGGTCGGGGTCGGCGACCCCGGCCCGCACCGACCCCGCCGTTGAACAATTCCTGGATACGCTGGAAACAGCCAAACGCATGAGCCTGCTCTAATGGCAATTACCGTTGATACCCTCAAGTTCTTTACCAGCGAACGCATGACCGACCATTCGGATGGTGGGGGACAAATGACCGCCACGGCCATTGTCTTTGGCGCGTCCAATCAAATCTTTGACAATCTCTCGGATGTGGATCGGGCGATGGGCGACGCCAGTGTGCGCAAAATCTATGGCGCGGTCACTTCAGCAAATACCGATAAATACCTGGATGCGGGCGTCGTGGTGTTTCGTAATCCCGATGACGCCAACGTGAGCGTCCTGATGGCGTCCACCGGCAGCTTTTACGACGAACGCGCCGACATCCAAACCTATATCGAAAACTACCTGGTGCGCGGCCCGCGCTATGCCGCGTTCCTGTACGAAACGCAGATTGCCGGCGCACGGGCCCTCACGTTCTTCGGACGGGTGGAGGATGAAGCGCCGGGCGTGAATACCACCCTGGTCTTGGTCGAGTTCACCACCCCCGCGCAGACCACGGAAAGCTATAGCCAGTATGTGCGCATCATTCGCATCCTGCTCGATGAGGTGCAGACCTTCACGACCGAGCAGGGCACGTTTGACCGGCGCATCATAACTTGCGAATTGTCGGAAGCATTGCGCTATACCTTCCACGGTCATGCGATTAACCAATACGATAACCTCGATCCATTGGCGATGATCTACAGTACCGTGGTGGCGGATGCCGCTCGCTATTACAGCGTTCGCCCCATGACCGCCGAGGCGACAACCGGCGATCTGTCCGTCTATGTCGATGCGATCTATGACCGGATCGTGCCGACTTCGCAAGTCGAAACGCCGATTCTGGACGCGAATGCCGCCGCCGAGCGCACCTTTCCCACCGCAGCGGCGGCGGGTTCGATCAGCTTTACGGTAGGCGACACGTTCAATGCGAACTTCAATTTGTATGTGGGGCGCGCCATCGTCCCTCAGTCGCTCTCCATCACAGTCACGGGCAGCTCCTTAACCGATAGCGGCGGGCAGTTAGTCTCGGGAACCACGGTCGTCGGCACGGTGAACTATGTCAGCGGTATCGTGACGTTTGCCGCCACCTCGCCGACCTATTCCGGTAGCAAAACCGTGACCTTCATTCCGGCGGCTCCCGTCACTCGCGCGACCAACAGTTTCGGTTTGCCGGTGCAGGAAAACACCCGGTTTCGCACCTATGTCCTTTCCCTCAAGCCGCCGCCGAATGCCGGGACGCTGGTCGTGGATTATCTCAGCGCCGGCAACTGGTATCGATTGCAGGATTACGGCGCGGGTCTTTTATCCGGGGCGGCGGAAAGCTATGGCGCGGGAACCGTCAATCTCTCGACCGGTAGTTGTTCAGTGACCTTGGGCGCGTTGCCGGATGTGAATAGCATGATCGTGTTCACCTACGGCTCGGGGGCGGATACCCGCTCCTTGACCGGTCCGGAGACGGTGAAGATGACCCTGGATACCGGCACGCCGATGATCGTTCGCGGTACGGCGTCCTTGAGTTGGGGCGGCTTCACCCTGACGGATCAAGGCAACGGCACGATGACCGGCACGGGCGGGTCAGCGACGATCAACTACGCAACCGGCGTCTTAGTCTTAACGCCCACGACGGTGCCTGCGGCTTCTACCGAGTTCGATTTCGCCTGTGATCAACACACGGACGCCAGCAGTTATGTCGAGTCCTTCACACCGACCGCTGACGGCAATGGCGTCATTAGCCTGACCTTGGCGCATAGCAACATCATCGAAAGTTCGCTGTCCGTTGAATACTACGCCGAGGCGCTGGCCAGCGACCTCCCGAATGCGGATTTACTGTTGCTGAAATGGACTACGGTCTTCTCCAATGAAGCGGGCGGCTGGAGCGGCCATGGCGGCACGGTCAACGCGGTGGCCGGGACGCTCACGCTCGATACCGATATGAGTTTCGGGCATCACACGACGCCGAATTATCAGTATCTTTCACGCCAGGTGCAGGTCTGGAATAACATCACGTCGCGTTATGACACGCAAGTGGTGGTCGAACAGGCCATCACCTCCGTCAACGTCGAAACGGATGTCGCTGGTAGGCTCAAGGCGGGCAGCACGGTCTGGGCGCGTTATGCGGTTGCGAATCCGCCGAACGCCATCAGTAAGACCCTCACAGGAACGGTGTTGAGTTTCTCCCTCAAGCCGCAAACCGGCGAATCTCTGGTGAGCGGCGGATTGCGCCTGACCTTCGGGACTCGCACCTATCAGGATGTTGCGGGGCGCATGATCTATGATTTCAACCCGGCCACCGGAACCGGCACGGATGCGGGCAGTATCGACTATGCCAGCGGGCAACTGGCGCTGACGGATTGGCCGACAGTCGCGAACAGCATCACGTTAGCGGCCCGCGCCGTGCGCCTACAACGAGTGCCCGTCACCCGCGCCGTATTTCGCACCCCGACGGCTCCCGTCGCTGTGGGCAGTTTCTCGTTTCGTGTGAATCTGTACGGCATCACGACGCTTTTGGAAGGGACTGCGGATACGAATGGCGCGATTACTGGCAGCGTCACCGACCCCCGCTATGGCAATGCCACCCACGTCTATGGCCGTTTCGATTATCAAACGGGTGTTGCGGACGTCTATTTTGGCCTCTGGCTCGCGGCGGCGGGCATGGAAAGCGAGCCGTGGTATATCGAGGAGGCGGTCAACGACAGTGACCAAATTCTCTCGCCGCGCTCGGTGGATTTGGGGACGCTGCTCTATAACTGCGTGACCTATACCAGTCTGCCCCTGGATTCCAGCATCATCGGCCTAGACCCGGTGCGATTGCCTTCGGATGGCCGGGTTCCAATATTTCGCAAGGGGCAACTGGTGCTGGTGCATCATACCGATAGCCTCGCGGAGGCGAATTTATCCCCTACGCAAACCATCGATTGTGGCCGGGTGCGGCTTTATCGCGTGGTCATTGAGGATGCGAACGCCGAGCGGCTGCCCGCCAGTTTCTATAGTGTGAATCGGGAAACCGGCATCGTGACGATGGCCGCCGATTTGAACCTGACCGGCTATTCCGGGCCGTATTCGATCCATCACACCGTGGCGGATTTGAGTGTCATTGCCGATGCCGATTTATCCGGGCGGCTGAATCTGGCGAAAGCCGTTTCGCATACTTACCCTGCGGATGAATCTCTGGTGAGTGGCGTACTGTTTATCGGAACCTTGCAGGCGCGGTACTCGAATTTATTTGCGCAATCGACCTGGACTTCGGTTTGGAGTGACGAACTCATCGGTTCGGAGCCGCTCGCGCAATACAACGACACCGCCTATCCCGTCACCGTTTCGAATCTGGGCGCTTACCCGGATCGGATGCTGATCAAATTCACGAGCAGCACGGCGTTTCAGTGTTTTGGCGAGAATCTCGGCCTGATCGGGACCGGCAACATCAACGAAGATTTTGCCCCGGCCAACCTGTTGACGGGCCAGCCCTATTTTACCTTGGACTATCGCGGATGGGGCGCGGGATGGGCTACCGGCAACTGTGTGCGGTTTAATCTGATCGGGGCGAATTACCCGATAGATCTCATCCGCGCCGTGCAACCGTCGAATCCGACCGGGTTCGATGACTCTATTGAACTGCTGCTGATCGGGAATGGGACGCCTAATGCCCAATACGACGGTTAAATATTTCGCTTCAACGATGACCAGCGCCCCATCACTCAACAATGCGGTGGGTACGGCGATTGCGGTCCTTGACGCTTGTCTGGTGACTGGGTTTGGAAGCGTCACCCTCAATAGCCTCGTGGTCCTCGATAATGTCGCAACCGCCACCTATGGCGCGGGTCATGGTTTTTCGATGATCGGCGCTTGCGGGCCGGTCGTCCTGATCGAAGGGGCGACGCCCTCGGCGCTGAATGGCGAATGGCGAATCGCCAGCGTTCCCACTGCTAACACGTTTACTTTCGCAACCTCCGGCATTGCGAACCAGACGGCGACAGGAACGATCACCGCGAAACGCGCGCCAGCGGGTTTCAGCAAAGCGTTTTCTGGCACCAATAAGGCCGCCTATCGCAGCGATGATGTGACCGGTAATCGTCATTATTTGCGCGTTGATGACAGCATCGGGAACAATGCGCGAGTGCGCGGCTACGAGACGATGAGCGATGTGGATACGGGAACCGAGCCGTTTCCGACGGATGCGCAACTATCGGGAGGCGCGTATCTGCATAAATCCAGCGCAGCGACCAATCGGGCCTGGTTTCTGATTTCTGATGGATTGATGGTCTATTTTATTTGCGATGCGTCAGGGGTCTGGGGGGGCGGAACCGGAGGATTGATCTTCGGTGATCCCATTACGTACAAAACGCCAGACCCCTACGCTACGTGTCTCATCGCCGGAAATGCCGCCAGCGCCAGTGCGTTTTGTTACTCGCTGACCAGTGCTAACGGGGCTTGGATGCCGCGCAGTCACACGGGCATTGGCAGTAGCGTTTGGAGCCTGCGCCGATCTCATATCTCCACCAGCGAGCTTGGATTCAGCGGAAGTAGCGTCAATCAGCCGTTTCCTAATCCAGTAGATAACGGTTTGCATGTTTGGCCGGTGGACTGTTGGGAGTGGGTCAGCACCTACGTTGCCTACGCCCGTGGGATCATGCCGGGCTTCTGGAATCCCATTCATCAGTCTGGGCCTGCTCATCTTTCGTTCCACGAAGAGATTGCACAGTTACCCGGCAGAACGTTACTCACGCTCAACGGTTGGGGATCTCCTTATCGTGTTTTGTTTGATCTGACCGGGCCGTGGCGATGAGCGGGCGAGCGATGGTTTCCATCTTGCGCCGGGACATGCAAGACGGCGGGGGCTATCGGATGGCGGGGACCGTGGATGAACTCGGCGTCGTCGGGTCGTACCGAGTCCGCTTGTTTGATCGAAAATCGGCGCGATGTATCCGCGAAGTCTGGTCAGCCGCCGATGGTTCCTACGTGTTTAATCATCTCGCCGATCGCCCGAATGGGTATTTTGTGATCGCTTATGATCATGGCGATGCCCCATTGAATGCCGCAATCGGTGATCTTATTACCCCGGAGCCTATGCCATGAGCGACCTCATCCGGTTTGCGACGCCCCGGTTGACCTCGCGGGCTGAACTTCATGCCGGTTGGTTAGCCGGCGGGTTCTTGACCCTCTATGACTCGCCGGTGCCGACCACGGCGGATACCGCGCTGACCACGCAGACCGCCCTGGCGACCTTCGCGCTCGATACGCCGGCGGGGGTGGTTGAAAATGGCGTATTCACCAGCGCCGCCGTACCGACCGCTCTCGTGCTGGAGGAAGGCATTGCGGCCTTTGCGCGGGCGGTGGATAGCAGCGATGCCGTCATTGCCGATTACGATGTCGGCGGCGTCGGTTCAGGGGCGGCGATAGAGATCGATAACCTCAACCTGGTCAGCGGCGCTTTCGTCAGCATCGTCAGTTGGACGGTGACGGAAGGCTGAAATGCCCTATACGCCCAGCGGCGCTTTAACTCTTCGGGCGTCCTTGCCCGGAACTGCGCTGCACATCGGGCAAAGCTTCGAGAATGATCGTTCCGCCACGATTGACGCACAGACGGGCGGAGCGCGGTCGTCGGCGCGGTTAGGGGTTCTGACTCAAGCTGCGATCACCGCTCGCACGTCCGGCGCTCGTTCTACCCTCCGCGTGGCTTACGATCCCAATCTACTCTCTGCCGTTCATGCCGTCGCGGGGGAGCAGTGGCAGGCCGGCGTTGCGATGGAGGCGAGCGTTCGCGCCCCGTGGCAGGGATCCGCTACGAGACTGCACGGTGCGCCCATCGTTTGGCGGCAGGCGCCAGTGACACCTGCGGAAACGATCTCGGTGTGGCAATCCGCCGAGCGACTCACAGGCGCAGGAAGCGATGCTTGGCAGGAGGCGGAACACCGCGATGCCGCTTGCATTTCGGTTTGGCAGCAGTCCGAGCGGGTGATGGGCAGCGTAGCGGAGGCTGGGCAGGACGCCCATTTAGTACAGAACTCGACAACGAATCATTGGCGTGATTGGCCCCTGCTGATCTTGCCTTGGGTGGCGCATCATCAGGATGGGGAACCCATCGGCATTGGCTATCGAGAAGGCTGGAGCGCCGGGGATTTCCTGCCATTGCCGACTATCGAAGTCTGGCAACAGGCCGGTTATCCCGCGAATGCCCACAATCCCGATAAAGACGCGATTCCCCAGCCGCTACCCACGCCCTGGGGAACTCGCCTCCGGCTATTTTGTCCCCTCCCCGGCGCTCGTCTGCGAATCGGGCGAGTACCGTGCATTCTGATAGCCGAGCGTGAAATTGCGGTACGAAGGAGTTATATGAGCATCAATACGGCTTCACTGGTGCGCTGGCCGGATTTAACCCCGTTGCCGTGCACCTCCATGACCATCGAAACCGATTTCGATTCGTGGTGTTGGGCGCTTTCGGCGACGTTGGCCGGGCCGGAGGCCTGGCCCCTCGTGCAGCCGAATCCGCTCGCGTGTGAAGTGTTGGCGACGATCAACGGGCAACAGTGGAAATTCCTATTGGATGTGCCCAGTACGAATCGGAGTTTCAACAGCGATCAGGTGCTCTTGAAGGGCCGGAGTCGCTCGGCCTGGCTGCACGATCCCTATACGCCGTCCACCAATCGCAGTGAAGCGAACGCCCACACGATGCAGCAGCTCGGCGAAGCGGCCCTCGATAATACCGGCTGGACGCTGGATTGGCAGTTACCCGATTGGCTGGTGCCCGCCGGTCGTTATCAGTCGTGGAATACCCCCATCGGGGCGCTGATCCGGCTGGCGCAGACCACGAATGATGGACTGTATACCGATCCGACCTTGCAGGTCATGCGAACGATGCCCCGTTGGCCCGTCGCGTCTTGGCTCATCGATGGCGAAGTGGTGGATATTCTGATCCCGGAAGCGGCGATTATTACGCTTTCGCAGTCGCCGGTTTATTCGCAGCCGCTCAACGGAGTGTATGTCAGCGGAACCTCGCACGGGGCGCTGGCATTGGTGAAGATTGCCGGAACGGATGGGGCGCTGCAACCCAGCGAACCGATAGTCAACGAGCTACTGTGCGATGTCGATGGCGTGGCTGCACGACAACGCGGGC